GCAGCGACTGTCGCCGAACTCTACGACGTTGCAGCGTTCGGAATAGGTCCACCCGATATTCTGCTGAAGTCGCTGCGCCATGCCGCGCACTTCGACCTTGTAACGCCCGTCCGAATCACGCGACGGGATCCCCAGATAGCCGCGCCGCTCGATCAACTGCCCCGCATTGGGTGCTTGATAGTTCACGCCGAAGGCTTCGACCGGCGCATTGTCGAGCAACCCGGCCTCGATTTCGGCGACCGTGATATCTGGGATTTCGTACTCATCCGGGAGCGCCCCATCGACCTCCATATTGTCGACGCTCATGTCGCTGGTGCTGCGAACATCGGAGCCGGTGATGTTTGTAACAGATCGATACACGCCCGCGTAACGGCCGGTGGCGATCTCGATGTCGCGGTCGTGGTCCGTCGATCGGATAACTTCGCCGTTGCCTTTCTCGATCGTCCAGCACAGCGCCAGCGTGCTGACCTCACCACGCAGATGCGCGAGCAATTCCGCGGTGATGGATCTCATACCCGCGGCATCCTGATCTCGCTGATTGAAAAATTACACGCCTGAATCCGTCGGTTCGCGATCTCCACATCCAAGTCCGAATCAAAGCGCGCATACACGTAGAACTCACCGCCCCAACTGGTCGGCGTGCCCACGAAGCTCCCACCCGGCACCAGTAGCCCGGTACCCTCGTTCAATGTCCACGCGCTCGCAGGTTGCTCGGCGCCGAGCTCGTTCGCCACGCGAATCGTGGAGCCGACGGGTTTATATATTTCTCGGACCTGATCCAACGCGCCAACGCTGTACACCTTCACCAGCTGGTAACCCGATGGACTGTCATCCTCGAAGACAAACGGCTGGTCGAGCGGGGTCGGCGTTTCAAAGGTTTTGCAGCTCTTGAAGTCGGCGTAGTCCGTGAACCGGAAGCCCGTCGCCATGCCTCCAACGGCATGCCAGAAGTACAGGACGCTTTGAATATCTTCGTCCTCGCGCGTTCCCATCGGCACCGCCACGTACCGGTGTAAGGGTCGCGCCCACTTGCGCGTACGGCGTTCGTACCCGCCTTCACGCTCCACAATCTTCACCCTATACCGCGGGCCCGACGTGAAGCCGAACGTCGGGCACTCCGGGAATATTTCGGTGGTGTCTGCGATGAGCATCAGTTGTTCCGCCTCGATGCCATTGCCAAGCCACGCGACGCCGCGGCGGCGACTTGCTGTTCCGTTTGTCGCGTGACGCGATCGCCACGTTCGGTCGTGATGCTGAAGCGGTTGTTCACCACCATTGGGCTACCGTCGCCCAAGCCTTCGCCGCGCGGATAGAAATGGCCCGGCGTATCGGGGACAAATATTTCAGGCTGGGCGCCGGTGCCGATCGCATAGGCGACACCTGCATGACCCGGGCCGCCTGAATCCTTTGTCCCGCCAAAGAATGACGCGAGCGCCCCAAGCCACCCCGTCCCGGTACCCTTGAATCCCAGCTGTTCACCGAACAGGTGATTCATCAAATCGGCAGCGACCGCCCGCGCGGTCATGTCGATAATCATGTCGCCGAAAGCGCGCAGCGCGCCCTTGGCCCCCTCGTTGAAGCCGTAGCGAATACTGTCGGCGATGCCGCGCCCGAGAATATCTTGCGACGCATGCGCGGCGGCTCTGAAGAATGCGCCGGCGCTATCAGTGGCATCCTCGTACGCGAACTTCGCGTTACGCACCGCGCGGTTGTATGTTTCCTGGTCAATCGCGTTTTGCTGTAACAAAAGGCTCAGGCGTAGCAATTCCGCGTTGTACTGCTCCAGCGGCGTCAGCGTGCTTTCGTAAACGGCTTTCCCCTCCGCCGCGATTGTATTCTGTCGCTCCAGCGCTTCGGTCTGCCGTTCGGTGATGCCGGTGCCTTCTTCCAGTTTCTTGTTTATCTCTTCGAGCCTAAATTCAAACTGCGCGGCACCGATCTTTCCTGTATCAAACAACACCTGCAGCGCTTCGCGCTGTTCATAGTAGGCGCTCAACGCCGCCTCGCTCGATGTTCGGGTCAGCGATTGCAGGTCTTCGAAAAACTTCTCCGTCGGCGTGCCAGTCTTTTGGATGTTCACGCCGATCGTGATTTCCTTCACGGCATCGGGGTCGAGAAAGGAAAAATGTTTCTTAACCTTTTTCCCTGCATCTTCGGCGGCCTTCGCCATGCCCTCGCCGGTCGTGGTCCAAATCTCTACCAGCGTCTTGCCGAGCTCAAGCTGTTTTTGAACGGTATCGGCCACCATCTGGTTATAGATGGCATCGGCGCGGCGAAAATCTCCATGCAGGACCGCAACAACACCAGCGATAACCCCACCGATGGCATTGCCGGCAGCATCAAACACCGCGCCCACGATCGCGCCCGCCGAGACCAGGATCTTCAAGCCCGCCGCGAGCGTGCGCGCCGTCTTATCCAACCGTTCGGCGCCGGTCGCGTCCTCGATCATTTGCTGATTCCACTTCGACAGGATCGGCACCACTTCGGCCAATGCCTTACCGACCACGCCCCGCGTGATCGCACCCAGCGTCGTCAATTCATCGCCGAACTGGTTCGCCGCCTGCGCGGCGTCGGTGCTCACTGTGATGCCCATCGCGTCCGCTTGCTTCGCGACTTCTTCGATGCCGGCCGCGCCGCGGTTCAGGAACGGAATTAAATCTTCACCGGCCTTGCTCAATAGGTCCGTCGCGAGTGCAGATTTCGCGGCGCCATCTTCGTACTGCTGGAACTGGTCGGCGATTTCCAGCAACAGCGCGGTGCTGTTCTTTAGCGAGCCATCGCTATTGCGAACATTGATACCAAGTTTGTTGAACGCCGCGGCGCTCGCGCCGCCCTTCTTCGCCGCATCCTCCGCACGATTGGCCAGCGCCTTCAAGCCGGCGGTCAACGTGTCTAAATTGCTTGCAGATAAATCCGCGACATGACCCAGCCGGCTGATTTCTTCCACGGTGGAGCCGCTCTTCTCGGCCATCGCCACCAGGTCGCCCTCGGTCTTCAGGACTTGCAACGAAAAGTCCGCCATCGCCTTCACACTGAAGGCACCGATGACGTTGCCCGTCCACTTCATCAATGTTTTATGTGTTTGGCTCGCGAATCGATCCAGCTGGCGGTTTGTCTTCTGGAGCTCAGCGAGAAATTGCGCGGACTGCGCTTCGAGGCGGACTACTAACTTCGCAAGGTCTGTCATGTTCGTGCCTTCCGTCGCTTGCGCTTACGTGCTGGTGGCTTCAGCTCGGAGACATGCTTGCGGACACCGCCCGCCATTCCGATGAGCAGGTCGCGTAGTCCATTGAGGTGACCCTGCCGGCGCTTTTCGGCATCCATCACCATCCACGGCTCCAACGGCATCGACGGCGGTTGCTTGCCTCGTGTGATCCACGGGAGCCGTGCAATTTCCCGCGCGATGATAGCCGTGTGGATATTGTCCCGCCACGCGCCCCACGGCTCTTCCAGCCAGTAGCGGTTCAGGAGCTCCACATCGTTCGCGGGTAGGTCGTCAACCTCGCTGGGACTGCATCCCAAAAAACCAGCGATGCGGCAGCGGGTCAGTTCGTCGGCGGTAAGGAATCGTCTTTTTTTTCGGGCGCCGGCGCGGGTGTCTCAGCCGTCGCGGCGGTGGTGCTCGCATCATCGTCCGCCTTGTCGCTGACATCCACGCCGGTGAGCTCGAGGATTTTTTGGAAGCACGCCTTCATCAGATCCGGCGGCATTGATTCGATATCTTCAGGGGTCGCGGCCGGCTCGATCGCGCCGAAGCCGACAATGATGCCGGGCAGCTCGTTGGGCTTGTCGCCCGCCTTCCAGGTTTCGAGATATTTCTTTTGCTCGCCCCAGGTCAGCTGGCGGACTTTCTGAGTGTTTCCCCCAACGGTCACGGCATGGGTTTTATACGTCCACCGGCTCATACGTACACCCAATCAACCTCGCCCGTAATCTTGACCGTGAACGTCATCGTCGCCCGTTCACCGCTTGGGCCCGCAATGCCCCAGCTGAGAATCGCGCCCGAAAATTGAAAATATTCCTCGGGACTGACCCCCACCATCGTGTAGCGGAAATCCACGATCTCATCGGTGCCATAGGACGCAAACAAGTCGCGGGTTTGTTGATCGCCTTGGATGAGGTTGGCGGTCAATGTGACTTCGTTGCCTTCCTTCAGGCCGGCGCGGAATTTGCGCGCCAAATCGCACAACGCGGTCACGTCGATTTGCGGTTTCGATTCCCCGAGCCCGCCCACATCCGTGATGGCGCAGAAGTCGGTGAACACCTGCGGGCTGTTGCCGTCGCCGATCTGCAGCCGTAGTTCGTTGCCAATCAGCGTGTCTTCGCTTGACATCACTCGCTCCCGGTGTGATCTGGGCGGGACGTATCATG